TGGAAGCAGCAGACAACACAATAAAAGCGATACTGAACGGGTCCAGAAAAAACATCAGAACCATAAAAGCCCGAGACTTCCTGCCAAACTGTTTCAGTAACCTAATCATACAATTTCCTGTACATAAAATGATCCTCCTGAAAAGGACCATATTTTTCTAAAATAGACTCCATATCAAAGCCGATAGCCTCTATCCAATCACACCCAGAATGGTGTTTTCTGGCAACAGTGGCCTGAATACGCCAAAACCCATGGGTACGGACAAGATGGTTCATATGGATGATAATCTTCTTGAAAAGCCAAATCTTGTGCTTACTGGAATCAGGAGAGAACCGAACCCAAGCATGCCCAACACCATCCCAGATAGGGACGATACCAGCCATACAAATAACATTATCGTTATCGACAACGCCGCAAAAGGTAGTCTTGGGATCAGGATTATGATGATAGGCCTGCGGGCCATGCTCATTTTGATCCATGAGAACGGAATGATAAGGTCTATATGGCTCTACAACTCTAGTCATCTGACCCATAGATTTCTCCAACTTCCAAGTCGCCAAAGACAGAGGTTACAGTCATCGGCAAGGGTTTGTTTTGTCTGATAATAATGAACCCATCTGGGTCCCAATCCGTAGTATCCATCATCTTGTCACCGGAGTAAAGGTCGATTCCAGTGTCAACGGTCTGTCCGTCAATAAGGTATTCAATATCATCGCCATTAACAGTCCCGCCAAGGGTAGACTCAATGCGGAGACCAAGCTTATTCCAGCGTTTTCTCTTGCCTTGAGTCATGCCCTGCGGACTACCAAATTCAGGCCGGACAGGCTTCAGAACGCCCTCGTACCAAAGACCTGCATAAGCACGAAATACTTTCTGTGAGTCGGGGACAGTAACGGCGCCGCTGGAAACAGTAGCACCCTCATAGAGAATAGTATCTCTGTCCACAATCCATATATCCTCACCTTCTAAATGGGTAAGACCAGAAAGAGTGGTAACGCCGAGATAAGCATTACCACCGCTAGAATATGCTGTATACGCAGAACCATCAATATCCGCAGGAGTTTGGTCAATGGACTGTAACTCAAAGGTATTGGTGGTTTGATTATTAACCGTATAAACAATTTTATTTAACTCTGTCATACCAATGACATCTTCGATTAAAACCTCATCCCCGTCAGAAAGACCATGGCCCGTAGCGGTAATAACAACTGGATCAGCAGCCGTAGCCCCGCTTATAGTGATAGCAGTATTAAGCTCAACGCCATGATCGACATAGATATCATTATCAAGATAGCCAACTTGTCGAACGATAGAACCATTAACCTCGTGCTGAGAAATAACCCAGAGCTGGTCCTCGCTCTTTGACGGATCTGGAATAACAGCGACAGACTCAACAGTAGCGCGAGTCCCTGCGATGGGATGACGATGCCAAGCGATAACATTCTGATCGGGGAGATATGTCATCCCGATTAATTCGCCAGAAGAGGTCGTGCAGAACAGAATAGAGTCAGTGTCCTGCTTATAAGCCATCTGAGTAATACCATCGTTCGTAATATGCTGAGCCAATAGAGTTAGATCAGGAGCCTTAAACCCATCGACATCAAAATTAAACACAAGCTCTCGAAGTTTCTTACCAGCTCGAGTTGCAAAGAGCAAAGCGTTACCAGCATTCTGAGGCATTACCTTGCCAGCCCCAAAAGCAGACTGGAGGGTCACGTTAATACTTGAGGGCGTGATAGCATTATCAACGCCGCCGTTTGCGGTATGCTCACCCCCATAGGTTCCTATCAGAAGGTCCCTTGAACTGGCGAGGAACTGAATGGTGTCAAGAGAATTAGCGGCAATAGCGAACTGGACGCCATGGTCGGCATCAGCAGCAGCAGGGTCCATGTTTTCATAAGAGCCAGTCTGCGAGCCCCAAAATGTTTGAGGGTTTTTATTCGACCCAGCCCAAAACAATCTCTGCTGGAAGAATGTCACAGCTCCGGGGTAAGTATCAGTATCAATCGTTCCGCCAGAAGTACGACGCATGGTTACATTGCTAAGAGTGGCAACGCCTTGGTCAGCATTTCTAAAGTGAAGATAAAGAGTCGAATTTGTAGGGGTAACACTAAATTCATGAACGCCCGGAGAAACAATTTGCTCCGCAAGATCCCCAGTGGCCCCACTCGAAACACCAGCCCCAACACGCAGTTTTCTATTAGTGGAAGTGCCATGAGTATGTTCTACAAAATGAAACTGGAGATCATAAGCGACTCCGGCAGTAACTGTCACAACCTGCTCAATCTTTGCAGCAGCCCCTGCATGGTCAAGGAGAACAGCACCGCCAGTAGCGGTGATGTCACTGCTAGCAGAAACGTTAATATCAGACCAGCTAGTAAGCCCGGAGGAGAAGTTGCCGTTAACAACAGCATCCGCGACAGAAACAAATGATGGAGGGTTGTCAACAAAAGAAACATCGGCAATAGCCCAAGAGGTATGGCTTGTTCTAGTGATCTTCCTAGGAGGATAAGATCTATGAGCAATATACATAGTGTCTGCCGACTGAGCAAAGTGCAGCTCAAACAGGTCAGCGGTAACATATGTCGTGACGATCTCAATAGGGGTCCCGGGAGGAGACTCAATACGCCCATTGTCCTTGTAGAACCGAGCGTACAGATTGCCAAGCTCTATAATATAAGATTGGTTATCATTAAACTGGAAGGGGACTAATCTGGTAACAGCGGACTGGGTTTTAACGTCAGCAACGTAATGAAAGCCGCCGCGATAGTCAACGCCACCCTCAGGAAGAACGGTGAAGTTCTCAAGAGTCTCACAGCCATGCTTGTACTTATCAAGATCGACGCGGCCTTTAAGACGATCAGAAATCTCACCAGTATTGAAGTGAGTGTATATCGGAAAACTTTTAGACATTAAGAGACTGTTATTTTCTGGTCGTCAACGACAAGAGATCGCATGCGAACATCAACGAGCGAGTTAGCCTGTATAGCAGAAGGTGTCCCCTCCTGACTATCAACAGAACGAGCGTTCTTTATTTTGGAATTGTAGAGCTTCCAGAAGTCAGAAGCCAAGCCACGAGAACCAGTAATAGGAATAGCAAGCTCAGCAGACAACCGAGCTTCATAAGCCTCGATAAACAAAGCATCAAACTGCCCCGGCTCAGTAATCCGTTTAATATAAAGCAAATTAATGGCGCCGTAGTTACACAAAAGGTAACGGCCCTCAATCAGGTGGTCGATAACAGAGTCACCTGAGTAGGCCTGCACAACTCTAAGGCAATATGGATTTTCTGGGAGGAGGTGTTTATGAGACCAAGTAAACGCTGGAGCAACAGCAGAAGCCGCAGAGACTACACGCTCAAGCGCAAAGTTCCACTTAGCGTCACGAAGAACAGCATCGCGAACATCCTCGTAGATAGCGTTAACTCGTTTTGCGCGACCAGTATTCTCGGTCAGAGATGAAATAGGCGCAGCCCCTAATTGCCCAAGGGCATTGGATGCCATTCTAACAAAAGCACTCATATCGGCTCCTAGTCAGAGAAAGGCGGGGCCGAAGCCCCGCCAATCAATTAGTTGACAACATAAGTCACAACCATCGTAACATCACCAGCCACCGCAGTTGCAGCAACAGTCTCAATGGTCAAAGATACATAGAGAGGAACGCCCGGATCAGAAGTCAATCCACCGTCCTCCCATACAAAGTTAGAGATCGCGTTAATATTACGGGTCTCATGAAGAACTTCAGTGTCCGAAGCGGCAGCCTGAAGCGTAGTCATTGTAGTCCCATAACAATCCCGATCAATAACAGCGCCAGCCGCATAGGCCGTGGCAGACCCATCGGTATCAGTAAACTTGGTTTCGCCAACATACAGGCCAACGTCTGTTACCAGAGTAGGCGAGCCGTTAGAATCCAAGTCGTCGTTCGACAACTTAATACTTACAATCTTAGCATTAGACGGGACAGCAACCATGTGAATGATATCATCGTCGTCAATGTCAGTCGTAGCGAGCGCAATGGTATCCATCGCTACACGCATTTTGCCAACATAACTCCCAGCCTCAACCAGAGAACCAGAAGTCCTGTCGATTGTTAAATCTACAGCGTATGCAGTAGTCATAAAATTACTCCTTAGTTAAGATTGATTACGCAGATTCGTCACAAGAAACTTCAACGAGTTTTTCATCCTCAATACGGGTGGCACCCATAGAAGCTTCGAGGAATACTTG